TTGTTTTATCAGTACCCCTGAGATAAAACAAAATTCATTGATTGAACCAGCTTTTAAGTTAGGCGACCAGCGATATTATTTTATGCCCTGTCCCCTATGTGGTGAACTCATAAAATTCGAATGGTATGTAAAAATAGAAGGCGAGGAAAAGTTACACGCCGGGGTTGTATTTGAAAAGGATGAACACAACCATTTGATCGAAAACAGCGTGGGATATACCTGCCCCAAATGCCATAACTTTTTTACCGAGAAACATAAACGGCAAATGTTACACGATGGTCATTGGGAACCCTCCGCCATATCCTCCCGCCCGGATTGGTTAAGTTACCATGTTTCCGGGCTGTATTCGCCCCCCGGTTTCTTCGATTGGACACACCACGCCCGGCAATGGTTAAAGATTTTCCCAGGCAGTGGAGTGGTGAAGGAAGCCAGTTTACAAGTATTTAACAACTTAGTGTTAGGGCATACCTATGAAGAAAAGAAAAAGGAAGTCAACGCCTTACAGATTTCACGTAATACCCGCGATTATGAGGTGGGTGTTATCCCCAATGCGCTATCCCAGGCCGACGGCAATGGTAAGATTATGTTACTTACTTGCGCCTGTGACCTGAACGGGTTTGAAGATGATGCCCGGCTGGATTATGAAATCCTGGCACACTCTGTAAGCGGCTCAACCTATTCCATAGATCATGGTAGTATCGGGACATTTCAGCGAGGGCTATCGGCTGAAAACCGGGAAAAGAAAACCTATTATCACGGGTATCCCAATTCCGTATGGGATGAATTTAGAGAAGTATTAAAGAAAGAATACGCCACCACGGATGGGGAAATCATCCGCATTGCCATTTGCGGGATAGATACCGGGGCCTTTACCCAATTGGCTTATCAATTTTTAGACATGGGGATGACTGGGACATATTTAGTGGGCCTAAAGGGAGACCCCGAAGAAAAGAACAGGCGATTAAGTGCCGATACCCCTATTTTTAAAGAGGCACGGGAACGAAACGATTTGTATTGGGTACAATCCAACCAGGTCAAAGACACACTTTCTGAACTGATGAAACTAAAATATCAGAAAGGCTACCCGCAGCCGGCAGGATTTATGAATTACCCCATGCCCTCCGGAGGTAAATATACCTATCAATATTTTGAGGAGTACGAAGGCGAAGCCAGGAAACCTGTTCTAAACGGTAATGGTATAGAAATAGCCTTTGTTTGGGAAAAGAAAACCCAACAATCCCGTAATCACTTTTGGGACTGTAGGGTATATAATATTGCCCTTCGGGACATATTTATTAAAATCATCTCAAAACAACTGGGCAAAACAATTACCTGGTTGGATTTTTGCGATATTATAAAATAAATAGTATAATTCGAAATCAACCTGCCTGGTCGGTTTCCAGGCATTGACCATTTAAACTATTTTAATGAAAACGCCGATTACGTATTATGGAGGTAAACAAAAACTCCTGGGTGAAATCATTCCTATTATCCCATTACACAATTTGTATTGTGAACCATTTTGCGGTGGGGCAGCCGTATTTTTTGCCAAAGAGCAATCCCCTGTTGAAGTGCTTAACGATACTAACCAAGAGCTTATAAACTTTTACCGTGTTGTTCAGAACGACTTCACCAGCCTTGAGAAGGAAGTGAGAATATCGCTCCACAGCCGGAGGCTCCATAAAGATGCCCAGGTTATTTACCAAAACCCTCATATGTTTAGCGAAATAAAACGGGCCTGGGCCGTATGGGTATTGGCAGCCCAAAGTTTTTGCAGTAAGCTGGATGGTCCCTGGGGCTATGACATAAAGAAAAACGAAACCACTAAAAAGGTAACCAACAAACGGGAGTCCTTCAGTGAGGAGTATGCTTACCGGCTTCAAAACGTTCAGATCGAATGTACCGACGCACTAAGGATTATCAATTCCCGAGATAGTAAGGATTCATTTTTTTATTGTGATCCGCCGTATTATAATAGCGATTGCGGCCACTATGACGGTTATTCAAAGGAAGATTTTGAGGGGCTTTTAAAAATGCTTTCAGGTATAGAGGGTAAATTCCTGTTAAGCTCGTACCCTTCGGATATGCTAACCGAATATACCACTAAAAAGGGCTGGCATCACAAAAGCATTGCACAGCATGTTTCGGTGAATAAGGGAATGGGCAAAAGTAAAACAGAGGTATTGACGTGGAATTATTAACGACTAAATTTCATTATTTTTTCTAAGCAATTCAGCTACTATGTTTTCAGAAATCCTAAAATTTGTTGCTTGTAGCTTTTCAATTATTGGCTTCACCTTATCAATAACTCCAATTTGCTTTGCTCTATTTATAACACCAAGTGTACCGGTAAATCTTAAATTCAATTTAGATGCCAGTTTTCTTGCTTTCAAGTCATCAAGCAATAGTAATGGATATTCCTTTTCTTTTGCTAAAGCAATTGCACTTGCTTCTCCCAAATCAATTTGCGTTTCAAGAAATTCTTGATATTTTTTATCTTTTACACTTTCAATGTTTATCCAAATAGGTAGTTCCTCCAAAAATTCCTGTGCAACTTCCGGCGTAGTCGAAATATTATCGTAAACTCTTCGAAGTAAATCTAATTCTCCTATTTTATGAAAAAGGATTAGACAACTGGTATCAGAAATGACAATTTCATGCATTAGCCATATCAGATTCTAAGTCAGATAATGACGTACTAAAGACAGAAACACCATATCTTCCTAATAATTCAATAAAGGCTCTCTTTGACAATCCAGCTACCTCTGCTGCCTGTCCTGATGATAATTTTCCGTCTTCATACAATTTTGATGCGATGATCATCGAAAAATCACAATCCTTTAAATCAACTTCGTCAGGAATATGCAACTGTATTGTTCTCATTGTTTACTATATCATTAGTAATACAAAGATAATAAAACTATTGATTACTTATCCCATTTGTTTTTAGCCATCCGTCTCTCCCACTCTTCCCTGATCAATTCACTGACGAGCGTACTAAAACTCCGGTTACGATCATTACAAAGTTTGTTCCCGATAGTAACGATATCGGGATACAGGGTGATATTTTTTCGTTCTTTGCTCATATCGTGTGCATTTTATGCGCATAATTATACGCAAAATAACATAAGGCTGCAATAGTGGCGAGAATAGTTTGTATAATCTGGGCAAAATTATACGAATAAAATGTCGGTATATTCTCGTGCTGAAATAGAATCAAAGATTGTTACCTACAAGAAAATTCTGGAAGGTTTAGAATCTTGCCTTGCCAATATCCAACTGACAGGGGATATTCAACAATATTCTTTCCAGGATGGGCAATCCACTATAAATACTACCTATCGAAGCGCCTCAGAAATCACGAAAGCCATCCATGAAATTAATTCAATTATTGAACGTTGGGCTAATAAGCTGGATGGCCGCGTTACACTGCTTCGGGATGCCGATGTATTACCCCGGAGGTGGCTATGATGGGAATAAACTACATAACCAAAAAGATAGCCACTGCCCTTTTCCGGCAAATGGGCTACCCGTTTTATAACGGTAACGCCCCGGTTATCATCACAGAACCGTACAACGGTGAAAAGAACGCCGGGGAGCTGGGAGCCGTTAAAAACTATGTACCCGACTTTCAAACCCTCTCTGCCCGAAGCTGGCAAGCATACACCGAAAGCGAGATTGCCCAGCTCATCATCCACAACTTCCTGTTATGGACAATCGGCTCAGGACTCAAATTTAAAGCCGAACCCGCCCGTGACATATTAAAACAATCCAACATAAAAGTTGATTTAGCCCAATTTATAAAGCTCACCGAAAGCCGGTTTAACCTTTATATGGACAGTAAACGCTCTACTACTGCCCGGATGAAAACCTTTCACCAATTGGCCTACGAAGCTAAGAAGCACGCCCTTATTGGTGGGGATTGTTTGGTTGTGCTGGATTATGGCCGGGTTACGGATAAAAACAAATCGGTCAATGCCCGGCTCATGGACGGTTTTTATGTACAAAGCCCTGTTAACAATATCAACCCTGGAAATAACAACAATATATTTAACGGGGTTGAGATTAACCAGTATGGCGAGGCTGTGGCCTATTGGGTATTACTGGACAATATGGAATGCCGACGAATTGCGGCCTATACCGCCACCGGCACCTTGCAGGCTTTTTTGATGTATGGACTCGAATACCGGGTGGATGATTACCGGGGGATGCCCTTGTTATCGGCAGTCCTGGAAACCGCGAAAAAGTTAGACCGTTACAAAGAGGCCACTGTCGGCAGCGCAGAGGAACGGGCAAAAATAACCTGGTTTGTCGAACATGCCCAATATTCCACGGGTGAAGACATCAAACAACAGGCAAGAGCTTTCGCCGGGCATAGCATAGACCCCGGCACCGAGCGGATCACAAACGATTTACTAAAGACAACAGCCTCCAATATCCGGTATACCACCGGCAAACAGACGCTAAACATGCCCATTGGTGCTACTCTCAAAAGCCTGGATTCTAAAAACGACTTGTATTTTAAAGATTTTTATAGCACCAATTTTGAAATCCTTTGCGCCTGTATTGGCATACCTCCCGAAGTGGCCCTGAATAAATACACCTCTTCGTTCAGTTCGTCCAGGGGGGCCAATAAAAATTGGGAACATAAAATACTATTTGAACGCGAAAAAATTGATTTAGAGCTATACCAACCCTTTTATAATTATTGGTTAGAGGTAGAGGTCTATCAAAACCGCATCTCGGCCCCCGGCTATGTCATTGCCAAAAATACAGACGGCTATATGATTATAGAAGCCTATCAAAAATGCCGGTTTATAGGTGCTAAAATGCCCTTTATCGACCCGGTAAAAGAAGTACAAGCCGCCCGGTTAAAGTTAGGGGACAATACCACGCCCCTGGCTACTTACGAGCAAGTGACCGAGGAACTCAACGGCGGGGATTGGCAAACCAACATCGAACAAGCCAAAACCGAACACGACAAGGCGCTGGAATTGGGATTTTCCGGGTCAGTTCCGCAGCCCACACCCTTAAACACGCAAAACGATGAATGAAATCCTTTTATATGCCACCTTAGATAAAGATACGGCATCCATGATGCTTAATCAACTCTCCTGGATCGGGGAGAACCAGGTATATGCTATCCGTATGTATTGCCCTGGCGGTGACGTGGAGGCCACCTGGGGCATACCCGCCAAAATGCAGGAACTCAAAAACAAAGGTTGCCATTCCATTGCAAAGGTGGACGGGTTAGCCGCGAGCATGGCCGGGGTACTGCTTTGTTTCTTCGATGAACGCGAAGCCCTGGACGTATCCAACATCATGCTCCACCGCGCCACGTATGGGGCTACTGACCAAGACGGCAACCCCATCGAACCGACCCCGGAAGAAAAACAATACCTGTCAAAGATCAATGCCGACCTAAAAGCAAAAATGTCACATGTTATTGACAATAAAAAATTAAAACAGGTTAAGGGGTTGACCATTGATGACCTGTTCGACGAAAATAAAGACCGGGTCAATTGCTGGTTAACAGCCCAGGAAGCCAAAGAAATAGGGCTAATCACAAAAGTTATCCCGGTGGATGCGAACACCTCGAAGAATATCGCCAAAGCGGTTACGGCCTGTTATGACCCTGCCGCACGGCCAAAGGTCACGGCGACCATCGCCGGAAAACCATTAAACGTTACACCCATGACAGCAGAAGAATTTCAAAAAGACAACCCGGAGGCCTACAAAGCCATACAGAAGGCCGCCATCAAAGAGTACAAGGCAAAGGCCAAAGCCGCGTTAGCCGAGGACGACGACCCGGACGAGGAGGACTCCGAAAAAGATGCCAAAGGCAAAGCAAAGGCCAAAGATAAGGCCCAGGCAGAGATCGACCCCCATGTAGTGGCTACTATCGTGGAGTCTACATTAAAAGTCATGGGTATTACCAGGATAGAGAACAGCCAGCCCGCGCAAACGGCTATTGCCACCGCTACCCAAACGGCACAGGCCGCTACCGAGCAAACGGCAAAGGCTGAAGCCGAAAAAAAGGAAATGGCCGATTTGGCCGCCACACTTGAAACCATTAAATCAGGTAAACAATGAGTAAAGCCACCACCGTACTGCAAACTGGCAGCCAGTTAACAGTCAATTATGACCGTACCAAGATTTTCCTGGGTGGTAACCGGTACAAAACCGGGGCATTTAAAAACACCGGGACAGCCTCCGTCACCCTCCCCGCCGGTACCCTCATGGCCAAAGTGACTGCCATCGCGGTCGATACCGCGAATGTAGTGGGCTACCTGCGTAAATATCAATCGGCCAATATCGAAGGCGGGGCTATCCCGGTAGGCATTTTAGCCGAAGACATCACCGTGGCCGCCGGTGCCACCCTGGATAATGCCAGCTATTGCATAGCCGGGGATTTCGATTATGATGCCCTGGTATTAGACGGGACAGACACCCTGGCCACTATCGTAAACGGGAAGGCAACCCGTGAACAGATCATTGCCGAAACCCAATTGATCGGGGTTAGTGTCGATCAAATCTCTGCTTATGATAATCAATAATTATAAACATGAATATACCGATTCAACAGGCCCGGCAACTTTTCACACAAGCGTTTCTAGGCGCTTGGAGAGAAAGTTTCCCGGTAACGAACTTTTTCCGTTCGTTCACCACCGATAAAACCACGTCATCGAAATACATTTCGATCGAAGTATCACGCGGCACCAAAAAAATTGCCGTAGATGTCATGCGGGGCAGCGAATCCCACCGTAACAAGTTTGGATTATCGACC